CTCTAGTCTACCACCTTTAGTGATACGTCTCGCATTACGAGTTCCCAGTTATTTCCACACCACGACTGACTCCGGAGTCCATCGAAGACCCTGATATTCAAGGGCCTTTTTCTCGTTCATAGAATGTAAACCTTTTACACTATGATCGTGGGATTCGGTCCACTTGATTTTGAGGACCTTCTTTGACCACTTCTGGTACAACCGCGTCCAAGACTTTAGAACCTTTTCAGGCTCATAAAGAGTCTCGTCCGTTCCGTATCCTAGATTCGAACGAATTAGGCGTCCGTATATTTCATCTTCATTTTTTGATGAAGATAAGATAAACTTGTTTCCTAACTCCTCGTTTATGTCACAAATCTTTTGATTTGTGATCTCACAGAATACATTACCCGGCTGCTTCAACCATTGAAGTCGAACCATGTCCCTTCGCATCTGCGTGTCCATGCATAAAATCATGGAAGCAATACGTAAGTGATGTTGAGACACGTGTTCGGATTCAGGTTTTGGTAAACCTAAACCCCCCAGACACTTGGGCAAGTACCATGAGACCGGAGGAAGTTTCTTCAAAAGATTATGGTTATAATAATAACATCTTTTTAGAAACTTCTCCCGGTGATCATGATCCCAACCTTCAATCAGGGAACTCATCCTAGAAGCCATGTCACCACCTCGAGAAAGATCATCTCCTAAGAAAAGAAGAAGATCCGAACGACGCTCAGTAGAAACGTCCTCCTGACCCCGAAGAAGATTCATATATAAAATAGGAATCTTCTTTACCACTATCTCAGTCCTATCTAGCCAGTCCCATTTCGTCCCGCAATCAAAGATGGTTGAATTAATAACTGCATAACGACGGGAGACGTAATTCTTTCCAATGCTAGGTGTTAAACCTGCTGAAATGACATTACGGACCCACGTCTGGTAACCACTAGGGGGAATACAGAAGAGCACATCATCACCGTTGACCTTAAAGGCCTTATCGGTAAGACGTATTATACGTTCATATGCTTTTTCCATACTCTCTCGGGTTACAGCTGCGTTTATAATACAAAGAATGGGAAAGCTAACAAAGCTACCCATCAGTTGTCCCCAAACTTGGTCAAAGAATTCTTCTTTCCCGACCTGGGATGACAAACTTCCATCATCTGATCTAACAGTTCCAATCAATTCCTCCATTCGAACACGCGCCTCACTAACCTGCCCCTTGTATACCAGCTCATATACCGAACGGAAGAATTTGTGACATTTGTACACAAATTTATCCCTTCCATCGATAATATGACCCGTTAGGCAGATAGGTTCAGCGCATCTTCGTACGGAATCCTCCAAAGTCTAACAATCTCCTGGAGAGTTGAATTGCATAAATACGGATGAAGGTTATCCGTAGCGGCAGAGTAGTCACCTAAAACGATGACCGTCTGTTGCCACGAATATTTCCCGAACTCAATAAGTTCTGCAATATCCAACTCTTCAAGAGGTCTGCCAGTTAGCTCAAAACATTCAGCCAACTGTAAAAGACTCCATAAGAACGGTTGATAGTTCTTACACCTTTGATAAGGAACCGCTTCCCCCTTTGAAATGATCCTGACTTTAAAAGGCTCCAAGATAGCTTCCC